TCACCGCCTCGCGCATCCTCGAGAATGTAGGGTCGATCGAGAGATACATAGGCATCGACGTTCCTTCGGGCTATGAGACGGTACTGGAGTGCCAGAGGAGCGAGGTACCAGACCGCGCGGGGCGCTATGCCATGCACGACTCGAGGTTCTATCTGCTGCTCCAGCCCTCGCTGACGATTGAGCAGTATGACCTCGAGATGTGCGACGCAGTATTCATCGACGGAGACCACAGCGAGAAGGCCGTCCTCCACGAGAGCAGATTGGCCAGGGCACTGGTTCGGCCTGGAGGGATGATCTGCTGGCACGACTACAACAACCCCGCGGTCGAGGTCACCCAGGCGCTCAATAGTCTGATCGGTGAGGGTTGGAAGATCGAGAGTATACCCAACTCGTGGCTGGCGTTCATGCGAATATCAGCATAGGAGAGACACCATGCAGATCAAGCCCAACAAGGGTGAGAGCCAGAGCGACTTCACGGCCAGATGCATACCGGAGATAGTCAGAACCGGGCGCTCAAGGGAGCAGGCTGTCGCCATCTGCATGGACCTCTGGCACAAGGAGGTGCCCGATCCCGAGGAGTATGACGACGAGGACGAGTTCATGTCCGACTGCGTCGACGAGATTGGCAGCGAGGATGCCTGCCAGATGATCTGGGAGAACGCTGCGGCCAAGGACATCCAGTATAAGACCCACTCCGCCACCGTCAGCGGGATGGAGTTCGTCCTCTCCGACGAGACACCGGACAGACTGGACGACGTGATCATGTCGGACGGCTGGGACCTCAAGGCGTTCAAGCGCAATCCGATTGCGCTGTTTGGTCACCGCTCCGACTTTCCGATCGGCAAGTGGCTGAACATCCGCGTCGAGAACAAGCAGCTGATCGGCCACCTCGAGATGGCTGCGGAGGGGACCAGTCCCAGGATCGATGAGATCAGGCGACTGATCGACTCCGGTATCCTCAAGGCAGTCTCCGTGGGCTTCCGCCCACTTGAGAGTAAAAAGAGGGAGGGAACGGACTGGGGCTATGTCTACACCAAGAGTGAGTTAGTCGAGACCAGCGTGGTCGCCGTACCTGCAAATCCGAACGCGCTGGCTATAGCCAAGAGCTTAAAGATTTCACCAGAGGTGATCGACCTCGTCTTTGCCGGGCAAGGCGATAAGGGACGAGTGCGACACCGAGGGTTCACCGGCGGGCACGCCAGAAGAAGTAACAGCAACAGAGGAGCTGGACAAATGTCTGGCCTGTCACAGCGCATCCAGGACCTGGAGACGCAGATCATCGCCAAGAAGGATGCCCTTCAAGTCCATCTCGAAAAGATGGACGATACCAACGTGAGCAATAGCGATCTCGAGATCATGGGCAAGTTCAACCAGGACATAGCCCAGCTCGAGCGGATCAGGGAGGGCCTGGTCGATAGTGAGAAGATCCTGGTCAAGACCGCAGGTAACGGTAGTGACCCGCAGCCGACGCTACCTCCCCGGCGCTCTTTGGTGTCGGTAAGCGGTAATGGTAATGGTAATGGTAATGGCACAGCAGTACGCCCAAGGACAGTAAGGACGGCCCCCGACCTCCTTGGCCTATTCGTCCGAGCTGGCACCATCGCTCTCCACGCGAGGGGCTGGGGACGCACCGTCGAGGAGACCCGCAACAAGATCGGCGAGCGCTTCCCGGAGTATCGCGACGACGACACCAAGGTCATGTCGGACATCGTACTCCGCGCGGCCTCCGCCCCGGCCATGACCACCGTTACTGGCTGGGCGGCAGAGCTGGCCCACACCACCTATGCGGACCTGATGCCTCTGCTGATGCCCAACGCGATCATGACTCGTCTCGCTACGCGGGGCCTTCCGCTCAGCTTCGGTAGTGCCGGGCGCATCGTTATCCCGACGCGCTCTCGTACTCCGAGCCTGGCGGGCAGCTTCGTTGGAGAGGGCATGGCGATCCCGGTCAGGCAGGGAGCGTTCACCTCGCAGACGCTCACTCCGAAGAAGATGGCCGTGATCACCACTTGGACGAAGGAGATGGATGAGCACTCGATCCCAGCGATCGAGGGCATCCTGCGTGACTCCATCCAGGTGGATACTACCGTGGCGATCGACAGCGTGTTGATCGATGCGAACCCGGCTACGGTCATCCGCCCGGCAGGTCTGCTCAACGGCGTGGCGGCCATCCCGGCGACCTCTGGCGGCGGCATCCCCGCCCTGGTGGGAGACCTTGTCGGTGTGATCGGCGCGATCTCCACGGCGACATATGGCAACGTACGCTCTCCGGTCTGGCTGGTGAACCAGACGGATATGCTGCGGGCCGGTCTGCTCTCCGCAGCGAACACGGGCATCTTCCCGTTCCGCGATGAGATCAAGGCAGGCACGCTCGCTACCATCCCATATATCGACTCTGCGAATGTCCCCTCGAAGACCATGATCCTGGTCGACGCTGCCGACTTCGTAGTGGTCGGCGGGGATGCGCCAAGGATGGAGATGAGTGACCAGGCGACCCTCCACATGGAGGATACGACCCCTCTCGAGCTCGTCGCCTCTCCGAGCACTGTGGCTGCACCCCAGCGCTCGCTCTTCCAGACCGACTCGCTTGCGCTTCGCATGGTCCTGCCGCTCAACTGGCTGCAGCGCCGCGCCGGCACGGTCGCCTGGGTCCAGAACGTCACCTGGTAGAGGGGCTTAGGGAACTTAGTTCCTAAGCCTCTAGGGAGGCCATAGAGGGGCCTCATTGGCCTGGGGCTCCTAGGATAGCCCCAGGCAGCCAAGAACGCACCAGCGGGGCCTCTGGCAGGCCCTACGGGGTAACCCCCCCCCACGCTAAGGAGGTCTAGATGACCAAGACGGCAGACAATCCCGCCACAGAGAGCGCCAAGAAGTCTCTCGAGGCGGAGAGGAAGATCAGCGATAGGTCAAGGGCGGAGTTCGCCCAGAAGACCAAGGGCAAGCCGACCCCGACCCAGGAGGAGCTTGATATCACTGCGTCCGGCGGCCACATCCTCGAGCATGAGGCGGACGGGAGTGATCCAGAGACGCCGCAGCACGCCGAGCCGCACAATAAGTCGATGGAGGCAGAGCGGCACGGTAGTAAGGGAAGCACCTATCCGACTCGTCAAACGAGGGCTGGCGAGAGCTAAAAAAAGGTCAGGCCCATGGCCGGCATCGCTAAGACCATCCTCTCGATCTGGAAGGCGGTCGAGGGCGCCGTTCGCCCCGGTCCCTACTACCTTCCAATTACGGGTGGGTGGCTGCCCGACGGAGCGTCGACAAATTGGTGGCAGGAGGGGCACAACCCCCTGTATGCCTCCACGAGCTCGGCGATGGTGGAGGCCTGCGTCTCCGCCTATTCCCAGACGGTAGCGATGTGCCCAGGAGACCACTGGCGACTGAACAAGAAGGGCGGGCGAGACAGAGTGAAGAACTCAGCGCTCGCCCGTATCTTGCGATACCCTAACTCGTATCAGACGATCAGTGACTTTCTACTGAACTTGGTAAGGTCACTCTACATGAACGGCAACGCGTATGCGCTTGCCTTGAGAAACGACCGCTATGAGGTTGACGAACTTCACCTCATGCACCCCGAGATATCCCACCCCCGCCTTGCGACTACGGGGGACATCTTCTATTGGCTCGGAGGAAACGACGTCGTCGCCAGGATGTTTGGCGAGCCGATGGTCACCGTTCCCCATCGCGACGTGCTCCACATCAGGCTCCACGAGCAGCGGCGCTACCCGAGACCTCTCGTAGGAGAGAGCCCGATCGTTGCGGCCTACTCCAACATCGCGATGGCTGAGGCAATCGCCAGGCAGCAAAATTCATTCTATGCAAATGAGGCCAGACCCTCTGCGGTTCTGAGTACCGATCTCGTCCTCGATAAGGATAACGTCCAGCAGTTGCGGGACAGGTGGAACGAGCAAGTCAAGGGTCTCAACCAGGGCGGTACGCCGATCCTTACTGCGGGCCTGAAGGTGATGCCGTGGGCCGTAGGAGGCAAGGACGCAGCGACCGCTGACATCCTTAAGTTATCCAACGAGCAGATTGCCCTAGCCTTCCGCGTGCCTCTCCAGATCCTTGGAATAGGAGGAGCTTCGTATAGCTCGGCAGAACTGCTCATGCAGAGCTGGATTGCCAGCGGGCTTGGGTTCTGCCTCAACCACGTTGAGGAAGCCATTGGCAATCTCTTCCAGCTCAAGGGCCAGCCCGACGAGTATGTAGAGTTTGATACTGAAGCACTGCTCCGCTCTGCCTTGAAGGATCGCATCGATGCATTGGCTCGAGGAGTTCAGGGCGGCATCTACTCTCCCAATGAGGCACGCAATAGAGAGGGCTTGCCCGACGTAAAGTTTGGCGACGAGCCTCGCGTTCAGCAGCAGGTCGTTCCTCTGAGTGCCGTTGCGGCAATTCCGTCGTCTCCCTCTCCGTCTGCTCCCCCTCCCGCCGGTGGACTCGGTGACACCCCTCCGACGGATAAACCGCCACCGACGGATAAACCGCCACCACCTCCCGAAAAGGGAATGGACCATGACGACATCCAACGGGAAGTCAGAACCCTCCTTCGCCTCACAGAGAATGTCGGACGACAGCGAAGACATGCTGCTCGACTCATGGCGAATGGCTCTGGCAGAAGTACTGGATCGGGCCCAGGAGAAGTGGGACCGACAGTACATGCTGATGGAGGCTCAGGCGGCGACGATCATAGCTAGGCTCGAGGCTCAGGTTATTGGGCTCAAGAGCCAGATCGACTCTCGCCTTGCAGAGTTGAAGGATGGCCCTCGAGGTGAGCAAGGTGAGCAAGGTGAGCAAGGTGAGCAAGGTGAGAAGGGTGTCCCAGGTGAGCGCGGCGAGAACGGTGAGCGCGGCCTCCCCGGTGAGCACGGCGAGAAGGGGGAGCCAGGAGAGAAGGGTGATAACGGTGAGCGTGGCGAGAAGGGAGACCCTGGAGAGAAGGGCGAGCGTGGAGATACCGGAGAGAGCGGTGATTGCGGCGAGAAGGGAGACCTTGGAGAGAGGGGAGAGCGTGGCGAGCCCGGCATCGCAGGCGAGAGGGGCGAGCCTGGCGAGCCTGGCATTGCAGGCGAGAAGGGTGAGCCAGGCGCTATAGGCGAGAAGGGCGAGCCCGGTATCGCCGGTGAGAGGGGCGAGCCCGGTCCTATAGGGGAAAGGGGAGAGAAAGGAGAAACGGGTATAGTTGGTGAGCGCGGCGAGCCTGGCGCTATAGGCGAGAAGGGCGAGAGCGGCGAGAAGGGAGAGCGAGGCGAGAAGGGAGAGCGAGGCCTACTTGGCTTGCAGGGCGAGCCAGGAGTGCGCGGCGAGCCAGGCATCAAGGGCGAGCCAGGCGAGCCAGGCATCAAGGGCGAGCCAGGAGAGCGCGGTAGCGATGGCGCCCCGGGCCTGCTTAGGGAGGTCAAGGGGTACGTCTCAGGGGGCGTCCATTATACTGGAGACGTCGTAAGCCACCGGGGCTCTTGCTACCAGGCCAGGAGAGATACCGCCCGTGAACCTCCGCACGACGACTGGGCCCT